ATATGCTAATTAATTACTTCCCTGAAGAGATGTTGAAAGATGTAGGATTTACCGATAACGATTTTAATATTAACTTAGACAAGTACGAAGACAATACTTTAGAAGATATTACTAAAGATGTTTGCGAACTTTGTGGTGAAAAGATTTAATTATGTCAAAAAAAGAAAAATTAGCATTAGCATACGAAGTATTAGAAAGGCTTAAATTAATGCCTATATTAGACAAAGAAATTGATGCATTACACTTTAGTTTAGCACTAATAAGAGAGGAAGATATAAACAACTAATTATGTACATACCAATACTAATATTCGCATCTCTAGTATGTATCTCGATTATCGTTGAAAATTATATAAGACATAACCCATGAGAAAGCATACAAAAATATACTTAGAGTTCTTTAACTTTGATGAGTTAGATTATATACCTTGTGAAGTATGTTCAAGTCCTGCTCAAGACATTCATCACATAGAAGCTCGTGGTATGGGTGGAAGTAAAGTAAAGGATTATATCGGTAACCTGCAAGCGATTTGCAGACCTTGCCATATTAGGTATGGGGATAAGAAACAGTATAAGGAAATGCTAGTAGAAATACATTTAAACTATATGGATAAGTATGGTAGCTAAGGAACAAGTGAAGTAATTTAAGGAACAAATGAGTGAAAAGAAAGAACAAAACAGAACAAAACTAGCTAAAATTCAGATGCTCAATGCGTTAGAGAAAACTCTAGGAATTGTTACAGGTGCTTTAAAGATATCAGACATAACGAGGACTACTTATTACTCTTGGTTAAAGTCAGATGAGGTCTTTGCAGGTAAGGTTAAAGACTTAGACAACTTAGCTTTAGACTTCGCAGAGAGTAGCTTAATGAAGCAAATAAAAGAGGGCAACCATTCAAGTACTCAGTTTCTTTTAAAGAATAAAGGAAAGGCTAGAGGGTATGGAGATAAGCTTGATATTACAAGCAATGACGAAGCGATTAAAATACATATAGATCTTGGAAATTAATCCAGACTTTACAAGCAAGCAGAAGGAGTGTTTGCGTTTCCTATTCGATGACCATACCAACGAAGTTTTATTTGGTGGGGCTGCAGGTGGTGGGAAGTCTTGGGTAGGTTCTGCTTGGCTTGTGACTATGTGTTTAAGGTATCCTAAGACTAGATACCTAATGGGGCGTTCTAAGTTAGACGCATTAAAGAAGACTACGTTAAATACGTTCTTTGAGGTTTGCGGTGCATGGGGTTTAAAATCTGGAGAGCATTATACTTTTAACGGATCGAGTAATATTGTTTCCTTCACTAATGGTTCTGAGATTATACTTAAAGATTTGTTCTTATATCCATCTGATAGGAACTTCGATAGTTTAGGATCATTGGAAATTACAGGAGCGTTCATTGATGAAGCAAATCAAGTAACGCACAAAGCTATTAATGTAGTACAGTCTAGAATCAGATATAAACTAGATGACTTTGCAATCATTCCAAAGCTTTTAATGACTTGTAATCCTGCTAAGAATTGGGTTTATACTGAATACTATAAGCCTGCTCAGTTAGGTACATTAAAAGACTATCGAAAGTTCGTTCCTTCATTGGTAACTGATAATCAATTTATCTCAAAGCACTACGAAAAGCAACTAAGTAAATTAGATGAAGTTTCAAAGCAACGTTTACTATTTGGTAACTGGGAATATGACGCTGATTCAGATTCATTAATTGATTACGATTCAATACTAAACCTATTCACGAATAAGGGAACGGAGGGAGAAAAGTATATTAGCTGCGATGTTGCACGAATGGGTGAAGATAAATCCGTTGTTATGTTGTTCGAAGGGCTGCAGGTGGTAATGATTAAAACGTTTGACAAGAATACAATCACAGAACTTGCTGAGTATATTAGAGAGCTTCAAAAGAACCACCAAGTTAAGTTAAGTAATATCATAGTAGATAGTGATGGTGTAGGTGGTGGGCTTCAGGACGTACTTCGGTGCAAAGGGTTTATTAATAATTCAACACCAATCAAGAAAGAGAATTACCAGAACTTGAAAACGCAATGCTATTATAAGTTAGCTGATTTAATTAATAAAGGTCAGATTGGCATAAGTGTAATTGATGCTGATAAGCGTAAACTAATTACAGAAGAACTAGAACAAGTACGATCCAAAGACATAGACAAGGACGGAAAGCTAAAGATAGTTCCTAAGGATGTAGTAAAAGCGGTAATAGGTCGCTCACCTGATTACTCAGATGCTTTAGCTATGAGAATGTTTTACGAAGTGAAGCCGAAGGTAGGTAGGTATAATGTTAGGTAATTTAATTAAGTCATAAATAAACACAATTAGATTTTGTAGTATCGAAATGTTATCTATCTTTGTAGTGTTGCAATGAAGCAATAACCTAACTTCTACGATATGACTAAAGATATGAATACTTTTAAAGCAGAAACCAAATTAGGTTTACTTGAGTTTGAAGGAATACCAACTGCTAACGATTTTGATTACAAGTCATTTGCAAGAGCTAATGGATTTAATAACCTAGTTACTGATAGCCCTAGTAATACTGATAAATATGGCGGTGTAGGATTTGTTGTTTATAAAAACTATACAGAATCTAATGAAGTTGAATATTATAACCAACAGAGATTAGAAGTATTATTTATTAACGAATTGCCAGTTATGTATAAAACTAACCTAAACAAAAGATGATATGAACGTATTAAGCTTATTCGATGGAATGTCTTGTGGACAAATAGCACTAGATAAATTAGGAATTAAAGTAGATAATTATTTTGCTTCTGAAATAGATAAATATGCCATTAAGGTTACTCAAAAGAATTACCCTAACACAGAACAAGTAGGGGATGTTACAGAATTAGATGGTAGTTATTTGCCTGAAATTGATTTACTGATAGGAGGAAGTCCTTGTCAAGATTTTAGTCAAGCAAACTTGAAAGGTGAAGGGTTGAATGGCTCTCGTAGTGGTTTATTTTATAGTTTTTATCATTTATTAGAAGAATTAAAGCCTAAATACTTTCTTTTGGAAAATGTAGTAATGAAAAAAGAATATGAAAATATAATAACTAAGTTATTAGGAGTTAAACCTATTAAAATAAATTCTTCTTTAGTTTCAGCTCAAAACAGAAATCGTTTATACTGGACAAACATTCCAAATATAAAACAACCTAAAGATAAGGGTTTATTTATAAAAAATATATTAGATAAAAACCCTTTTGAATTATTTAAAGATGAAAGGATTGAGAATACAAAAATTAAAACAAAAAATTATATACAATATGATTTAAAAAATAAAGGTAAAAAAAGTCAAGACCAGAGAGCTTATTTTAAAGACAATAAGATGTGTACTTTACCAAAATCATCTTTAAAAAGTAAAACCAATGTTATTGAATCGTATGAAAAGGGTGTATATAGAAAGTTAAGTCCAAATGAAATCGAAAGATTACAGACAGTTCCTATAGATTATACTAAGGGTGTAAGTGATACACAGAGATATAATATGCTTGGAAACGGATGGACTGTTGACGTAATAGCTCATATATTTAAAGGATTATTAAAATAACCACATGATTTACAACGACAACCAAGAAATCAAAGCGAAGATAGACAAGTAAAATAGTGTAATCTAATTATATTGTCCCTAGAAGCCTTCCAATACGGAGGGCTTTTTTATGCCTAATAATTTGGTACAAAACTAAGATATTTATATTTAATAGTATATGAAGTTAATTATACCAACAGACTTAAGTGACATTACATTAGGGCAACTGCAAGCACTAACCAAGTTAGAGGCTACACCTCTCAACGATTTAGAGCGACAAAAGCAAACGATTGAACTACTTACATCAATTGATAGAACTACCATTGATAAGGTTAAGCTAGGAGACTTAAACGATGTCTATGGTAAACTGTTAAGCCTATCGAAAGCAAGTGAAGGATTGCACCAGTTCGTTAAGATAGATGGTGTTAAGTATGGGTTCATTCCTAACCTATCCGATATTAGTACGGCTGAGTTTGGAGACTTGGACACGTTATGTCAAGACCTTAACGAGAACTTGCATTTGATTATGGCTATATTGTATAGACCTATCGATAAAGAAGCTAACGGAAAGTATAGTATTGAGGCTTACGATGCAGACTTAGAAGAACGCTCTAGGTTATTTAAGAAGAAACTAAAAGCTAACGTGGTTAATTCTGCTATCCTTTTTTTTTGGAGTATCGGAAACGATTACTTGAACGATTTACTAACCTCTTTACAGGAGGATCAGGAAACCAAAAGCAGCAATCATTCGGAAAAAAGTGGGGTTGGTATTCAATCCTAATGAGTTTATGCAATGAGGATGTGTTGAAAATTGAAGAAGCAGGACAATTAAGCATTGAACAAGCATTTACATTTATGAGTTATAAACAAGACCAAGAGAGAGTAAAGAAATGAAAACATTTAAAGCAGTTGTAAATCAATTTAAGGCAGTTTGTGAAGCACACAAGCAGCTTAACTCGTTTACGTTTGGAGATATATTCTCAGTAGATTTAAGTAATGAAATGGACTTTGCAAAAGCTCACTTAGTAGAACAACCTGCAACTATTAATAATAGAGACTTCGTATTTACCTTTGATTTGCTTGTGATGGATTTGGTGGCTGCTGACGGATCAAATGAAACGGATGTGCTAAATGATACCTTCTTGATAGTATCGGATATTTATAGAGAGTTTAAGAATGGTATTGCTAAATCTACTTCACCGATGACATCAAGAGATTTTGTAGTTTCTGAAAGCTTAACGTGCGAACCTTTTACAGATAGATTCGAGAACTTGTTAAGCGGTTGGAAGGCTACAATATCGGTAACAGTTCCCTCACATAACAACGCATTGAATAGTCCTATCTAATGGCTAAGATAAACTACACGGCAACGGACAAAGCTCTTAATAAGTTTGGGAATGAAGTAGTAAGAAAAGCTAGATTCAATCTAACCAATCAAAAGAGGTATGTTTCTGGGAAGCTATGGAAATCTATTGACTATAAGTCTATAACTTCTAATCGTTCTATAAGTTTAAAATTCGTGATGGAAGAATACGGAATTGTACTTGATGAGGGTAGAGGTAAAAGTCAAGGCGGAGGTTCTGGAGAGTTATATCCTAAGATTTTAGAATGGGTAAAGAAAAAAGGATTAAGACCAAGAGATTCAAAAGGGAAATTTAAGGCGTGGAAGAATAAAGCTAAACAACAAGAGGGGATAGCGTTTGCGGTTACTAGAAAGATACACAGATTTGGATATGAACCAACGAACTTCTTTTCAGATGCTTTTAAATTAAGCTTTAAGAAATTACCTAGAACTATTAAAAAGACCTTTGCCTTAGATGTGGAAAGATTCATGCAGCAAACGATTGACGAAATAAATAAACTATAATGGCAACAACTGTAACAAGTCCTAACTATTGGACATTAACATTAACGAGTAATACGGCTAGCACATACAACTTTAAATTCGTAGTTGATATTACTATTGGCGGTGTTGTGGTTGCACGAATAAAGCAGCCGAAGAATTTAAACAACTCAGCACATTTATCTTTTGAAAAGATAGTAAAGAACTATATTGATATAACTCACAAGCACGATAATACTATTGTCGGTACTCAATACGATTCCGTTCACTTGATGCCACAAAATATACCTAATCCTTCTGGAACTACATACAATGATTTTATTGCTTCTAAGAATAGTGGTGACCTTAGAACAGTATTATTTAAGTTCTACGAAGAGTATGCGAGTGCAAGTGGTGGTGCTATTACTATTCACGCTTCTGGAGCGTCTGACATAACTAAAGCGGTTATTAATTACGCCAATAGTTGGGAGGATCAAAAGGTGTTCGATTTGTCACGGTTTGACTTTGATTCAGCTTCAACACCTGCTAGATTCTTAACGGGTAGACCAACGGAAACAACAAACCCAAATGACTTAGGCGGCAAGGTTGCACAATTAACGAGTGCAACAGACTACCAGACTTTATCTATGTTCAATGAAAAAAACACATACTTTAATACTGAGAATGGTAGAATACTCTATAAGTTCTACGAAGATAAACCTGCAACATTTGGAGCTTCGGATAATCATGTTGGGGTTATATCCGTACAGAATGCAGCGGTAATAGGTTCGGAATCACCAAGCTCTTCTAATACAGAAGATGAGTTCTTAATTTACTTAGGTAGTGGAGGTGCTAATGTACTAAACATGAAGTATGCAATTTACGGAGGTTATCAACCAACTGCATCAATCAAATATTATACTATTCAGTATATTAGTACAGACGAAATATCACAAAATGAAGTGCATTCTAATAAAATAAAGGCAGGCGAATTTGTAGAAATTACAACAGTAGGAAATATTGACTGGACATTGATTGGTGCAGCTAGTAGTGCGGTAGGTGTTCAATTCTACGCAACAGGTGCGGCTGCGGATGCTTCAGGAAGAGCAGAAGTGTTTGAATACGAAAAACTATCTAAGCCTTATCTATTCGAGATGGTAAGCGATGCGAATGGTAACGCTTCAAAGTATGCAGGTAAAAACATTGCATGGAAAAATAAAGAAGGTGTTTGGTCATATTACTA